CATCTTGTTTGTGCTTGTCCACCGGTGATAAAACTTGAAGTCCCCAAGGTGCAGCTCCTTGTATTTTTTCTTGATCTTGTTTCCCTTTTTAGTAGGGCAGTTTAGCCCTGACCCTGCACAGATATCCCAGAGCATGATTTCATCGTCTTCTCTTACTTTGCCAATCTTACCACTTATTAATTTTTCTCGCATCGCTTGACGGCTGCCTCTCGTCGCGCTAAACCAGTCTGGCGTTGCAAGAAAGCCCCCGGCAGCAATTCGCTTTGTTTTAGTGTCGGTTCCAAGGATTCTTTTAAACCCCCTTCTTCCCCAATAACACTCTCCCCACTTTTTGAGTTTGTATTCATAGTATTTGTCGATAGCCGGATCATGAGGAAAGAATACAAAGTCAGCGTCAGTAATAAAAACATTATTGTTACCATAGTTACTCTCGTCTATCAGGAAGCGTAAAGCATTTGGAACAGATATATTGTCAGGATACTCTTCGAATGGAAGCTCTATTGGCATGTCAAAGTAAATGCCTTTTTCATGTAAGTAATCAAAAGCTTCTATGTTAAGGCTATCCGTCCTACCTTTGATGAATGTCTTAATAAGGCAGTTAGGGTTTGACATTCTCATCGTATAAATAAAAATCGGGAGGTAATGCTGATAATAATTATCAGTTACCAGTGTGGTTACTATCAAACTTTTATTCCGTTTTTCCACTTTTCCCCATTCCACTTTGTTTCAATACTCTCATAAGACTCGTTTTCCAGGCTCTTGCAGGATTTCATGTGTATTTCCCACTTAGTCTGAGATGTACCTTTTCTCTTTTCTGCCCAGTCTGGATACCAGATGTCAAATAATGCTCCGTATCTCAAGGGAATCTTTACGCTTCTGTAAAATTTTTCCAGAGGCTTGTCAATTAATTCTCCTTCTAAATATTCAGCCGGAACACCCTTGAAGATGTACTTAGAGGGCCTTTCTTTCTTTTCATGTAGAACGTCATATGTGTGATATCTAATATTCTTATGCTTAATCCAGGCAAATACACAGCAATGAACATCTGTCATCGGATCGACCAGTGAATAGTAGAGAGGCTTACCGTCTGCATCGTTGATGATCTTTCTCTTAATTGTGAGTCCTGCTGCTGTAAAGGAGTTTTCAATCAAATGGGGCTGACAATCTTCATAGAATACCCCCATATCAATATCACCATCGTTCTTTATTTTACCGTCACGCAGAAGCCGGAGGAGATTCCCGAAACAGAGGAACCACCTCATTGGCTTCATTGTATTGTGGCCCCGTAGCTGACCAAACGTGCCAACTATGCGGCCTATGGAGCGTTCCCAATCGTTCACTTTTTCTTTTTCTTCTTTCCCATTTCAATTTGTTTCATGTGCGGAGAGTCTTTGTCATGCTTACTTCTCATTATTTCGATTTGAGTGAGGCCGCCTCTTGTCTTTTTCTTCTTTTCTTCTTTTTTCTTAGCCATTATTTCTTCTCCTTGTCCAGTATTGATACGCCATCATCGGCGTACTGAAGTACTTTTCCAAGTCTCATCCTGACATCTTCTAAGTGCCTCACGGCCAACATAATTTGTGCTTTGCATTCTCCCCGTTGGCTTGCTGGTTTATCGGACTTTTCAAAAAAATCATTAAACATTAGGCCACGAACTTGCTGTTCGTAATCTTTCAAATCATTGCGAACTCGATTGCATACAGATTCCAATAATTCACCCATTACTTCTTCTCCTTTTTATTAAGGGGCAAAATGTGAGCCACCAGCCCGATATCCAGCTAGATGCGCACACTCTCGCAGTACATGCGAGCGCCACGGTCTTACCGTTCCTCACAATGCGCCCATGTTACTTTTTTTTCTTTTCTTTCTTTAACTCTCCCAAGAGTCCCATCTTGGATACTTTTTCCCCGACCTTTTTTCTTTTGGCCCGTAGCTTCTTCTTTTCTTCTTCTGTGTAACCTTTTCCTTTAGGCATTATTCCTCCTCTGACTTTGTGTTTTCAACCCAATCTTCAAGTGGGCATCGTTCTGGTATATCATAATTTACTTTGAGCCCATTGGGAGCGTCAGGGTTACGGCATACAAGACTCCTGTCCATGTTTCTCCCACAGTAAACACACTGTGTGCAAGTACATAACTTCATCACTTTGGTACGTTTCATCCATTTCTCCTTTTTAACTTCCTTATTTCACTTAAATAGATTCTCTTAAACTTTGCTCCCAATGGGGTAATCTGATCATCGTTTGCATCACGGGAAAACTCCATTCCATCGTGAGCTACTGTTTTATATGTTATACATCCTCCATAAGTTTTCAATACAATACCTATTGCTCCCTGACAATCCAGGATAACATCTCCCAACACTATTGTCGTTCCCAAACATAGTCCCGTTCTTTTCTTTTAAACCCACACTTCTTAAGCATTGCAACGCTCTCTTTGTGAGTTCCACCAACCTGTGTCTTTATGGCCTCGTAGCCGTTAAACTCTTCTATTACCGGTGTCATGATTATACCATCAGGCAATTCGCCTTGCAAGAACTTTACCATTACGGAGCCAAAGCCTTTTCTTCTTTGATTATCTCGGACATATATAAACCAGATATAAGCAAGCTTGTCTCCAATAGCAGTTCCAAGGACATAGCCAACATTTTTATCTTTCCTTTTATCGCTGTCATAAAAGCTGTAGCAATACGGCGTGCCTATTTTGGGTAAGAATTCAATCCCTATCATTTAGGTACATCTCTTTTATTAATCTTCTGGCGAAATTACTAGAAATAGGCTGTTGAAAAGGAACAACCCACTCATCAATTATTTCAGGGTTTTCATATATGTTCCCAAGGATTTTCACTTCACTCCCGTACCACAAATTACTAGACACTTTCCCTTTGTGCCTACAGACGTACTCCATCACATTTTCACCTTTACAGGGACCAACATGCCCGCGAGACAAGAACACTTCACCAGGGCCCCACCACCAACTATCTGAAAAGATGATGTCACCCTCATATATTAACGTGCCACCCTTGTCTTTTATGCCAGTACACTGCATTAAAGCATACGATTCAGTTATAATGTCTGGCTCGGGAGAATAAGCGTTGCTGTCAAAATCATAAGCCCATGCAATCTCTAAAACATCAACCCACGACGCCTCCCTTATATCCCAAGCTCTATATTTGAATCTATCTTCCATCATCTCATCCACCCCACACTTTCTACTTTAGGCTTTTTGTTATAATGACCTCTTGACTGAGGTGATCTTTCTACAAACATCCCCTGTTCCTCCAAATGAGAAATTAACCCACACAAACAATATGGTGTTGTAGTGTTCTTGTCAGGCATACCTTTTTTTCTATCCCACAATTCAATTTCAGACGATAGTGTGATGCACCTTTCGTGTATCTGCACCCTATCCTCAACGAACATTTGCTCAAGCTGGGCAATTGCGGATAATTCATTGTATTGGAAGTTTTCATAAATAACGAAATAGTTCATATATTGCATAAAAAGAGAATCTTCTTCATCCCTGGTTCCAAAAATCTCCTTATTCCCAACATATGAATCTACTGGGTAAACAAACTTTTGCCGAATCATAGAGACCATTGACGAAACTGTTGGCGAGGGATTTACAATTTCATCATAAATCTGGAGCCTCTTGCTATTAAGCCACCACACAGCACCAATTACCGTTGCTGGCTTGTTTTTTTCATGACGAATGTACACATAATGCTTTGCCTCTCCATGCACACTGCTCCACGGAACATCTTCGCTAACCCTGTGAGACTTGCCAATGTTTTTTATTACACGAACCTCTTCCCTCTCGTCCGCAAGACACTGCATCAAGCTGTCAAAAAAGTCAGGACTTTCTACACCACGACTAACCATTCTCTCCTTGGATTCAAGCTTGAACCTTCCACCCTCATGGAGTAGTTCCGGGATAGCAAGTTGGGCTCTGAGCTTTGGATGGTTTGGTATAGCTATCAAATCCTCTATTGGGTGCTCTATTCCATGTACAATGTGCTCATAAGTCTTCTCAAACCGCTTTCTGACTCGACAAACGATCTCTGCTCGACGGTTAAAGCATCTATCATAAGCTGGTTTAGTATCGCCGGGTATAGGCCTGGAGCTTGCGGGAGACCGGCTATCAACCGGTATAGCTATAAAATTGTAATCACGCAATTGAAAAGTAGATCGTGCACCTATACCAACGGCGATAGGATCAAAGTTGAGAATCTGAGCACCAAATATCTCTGCTTGGGCACCAGCTTTCTCAACGAGTCTTGTTGTGTTGTCTATATTCCATTCAATAACATCTCTTATTACTATTCCCTGGCGTGCTGTGTATACTGACCGGTTTCTACCACCAGCAGCAACATCAAGACCACACACCTTATCCTCACTCTCATATTTGATTGTTCCTTGGCTAATCTTTTGATACAAGGCAACAGCGGCATTTATCCAATCAATACGTATGGCTACACCGGTATTAAATGCATCAAGTCTCTTATCGACCTCCTGGGCAACAATAGCCTCGTCGTGGGTGTCTTTGAAGTTGTTGTACCAATCCTGTGTTTTGCGGGGGTCATCCCACCAATTAAAGTCAAATATTGGCAAGCCAGATTGCAGCTTGGCCGCAAAATCATTATCAGGACCTTTAGGAGTAGATGTATAGAATATCGTTCGACAGTTGTTTGATAAGTTGGCATCAATCATCTTAGCATGATCAACAGAAGCCCACTCATCACAGTCATACATTCCTGCTCTACCACCACGCCCCATGTTGTCACCACCATCCCCAGCAATGACAGCCCCGTTTTCAGGGTTGGATATTTTTAATATATTATCACATGCATTATTTCTTTTTTGGAAAATCTTGGGACGCAGCCAAACAGGATTTCCATATATGATCATTCTCAATTTTTCAAATATTGAATCTGGATTATCCTTGTCATCAACCTCATCTGTACGCAAACTCCCGGCCCTACCCTGGAAACCAGGCTCAAAGAGCCAGTGCCACCCCTGATTGGTAGCGTTTAACCAAGAAGCCCCAACCTCACGACACTTAAATACAACACCTGACTTACTTTTCTGGTAGAGCTTTTCCCTCCAATTAAGATACTCTTCCTGCTTCTTAAAAAGAACAAAAGGAAGCTTGGCTGGGAACCCACCCTTTACCAAATGATTATACTTTGTGAGCCAGGGATTGAATATCCAACACCAGTGATTCACCCAGTATATCTGATCCTCCTTACAACGCTCTTTAACGGCCTGCTTTAGGACTGTAGGCCTTTTGCCGTCTTTACCTTGCTTGCAAGCATAAGCTGCCTTGTAGCGCCTTACAAGTATCTCGTCGAGAGGACCCTTTGCTGCATTTAAGCATTATAATAAATGACCGGAATCAACATCGATCTTAAGTGCTACCTTACCATCAACCTCACAGCGCTCTTCCATACCGGCAAGAGCAACACAAAAATCTACTTGAAGTTGGGTAAGATCAGACATTAAAAGGGTAAGTCCTCGTCTTGTGTTGTTGGAGCAACTCTTTCCACTGAAGTAGCATCTACGGGTTTAAAGGATAGGGACAGAAAGCGCTTTTCAGCCACCCCCTCTTTCCCCTTTGGGTACTTTGTCCACCCGTTTATGTAATTCTCTTTTCCTCCGACCAAAGCCTTTCCTGTCATGTTTGGGTCGTTTTTCTCCGGCCTCTTTCGGTCGTTTATAAATATCGCTCCCGAATTTTCCCTCTGCTCCATTTAACCACTCCTCTGCTTTGGTTATCTGTTCATCACTGAACCCACCATGCTCGTTTATCTTGCCAAGTAAGGTGAAGTAGGCTATCCCCAACTTGCGCGACAACTCTTTCTTGTAATAACTCTTCAGCTTCTTTATCTTCAAAGACATTTGATGTACTTTGAACTCTCTTTTTAATTGCTCCTCTATGTATCCCATGTTTATATAATACTACATTTTAAAGGGATTGTCAACAACCACAACAAATTTTTTTTAATAACGATTCGTATACCACGTAGCCATTATATAAGCGTAGTAATGGCATAGTATCGCGTAAAACAACATCAATAGATCGTCTTTTTTACAAATTTTCATCTACCAACTCCCTGAATGCGTCAAAACTTCTGACTAAGTAATAATTATCTACGCCGACTAATTTCTTAAAGTTCTTCTGTCCCTGAGTCATCTTACCGGAGCCGGACTTTAGCTCTATAGCAAGATACCGACCCGACGGGTACAATACGGTCAAGTCTGGCAAGCCCTTCAAATACGAGCTTATAACCCCTCTCAGTCTGGGGCTTGTGTTGTTCCTCCCAAACACTTCTCGGTAAACTGCATCCGGTATCCTAACGAAGGCTATCTTTCTAATTACCAAGTAGTCTTCACACTGCTTCTGGAGCATGGCCTCACTAGTCTTTGGTGCCTTGCCCATATTCTTAGGCTGGCCATAGCGTCCAAGCTGTTTGCTTTTAGGTATTTCCAATATTAAACCTTTCTTTGAGGTTCTTTATTTGTAACTCAATCTTTTCTTTCTCTGGAGAATCTCTCATTACTTTCTCACACTTTTTAATTAACTCAATAGCCTCGCTCTTTGTTGACATTCTCACGATTGGCTTTTTCAACTTCCTCGTTCCACTCCTCGACAGTCTTGGCATTGTTGACCCCATTGATAGCTTTGTTGCAAGCGGGACACCTTATATATTCTATCCCGCCAAATAAGTACAGTTGAATTTCGGGATGCGTATTGCAGCACCATTTAATGTTTTCCATTATTTCTCCTCCCCTTTTTCTCCTCTACTAATTTTAAACAAAGCACAATTATTACAGTTCCCAAAATCATGATGTAAGCACCAATCACAATAACTCATTTTATTCTCATAACCCATCTTACTTGCTTCCTCTTTACTTACTATTGACATCATTCTCCTTTCTCATGGTAAATACAGCCAAATGTCTTTAACGCTGCGACACCAACGCCACTATTACACGCTTTGTTATTCGTGCACTCATAACCAGAGTCCCACTTTTTATTCTCATGCAAAAATTTGCACGTAGAGCATTTAGGGCGAGTGTTCCAGGCTTTGATAGCACTGTCTGATGTTGATAATATAGGGCCTCTCGCACCGCAAGTGCACTGCACAAAAAGGAAGCCGTTGATTTCGTCGATCCGCAAGTCGTGCCCGATGTCTTTTCTGACACTCACCCAAGGGCACGGTTTTAATTTATCCATTCAATTACCTCCGCAATTTCCGACATCTTTAATTTCTCCAGGCGGCCACACTACATCAAACTCCATGTCCCGCATGCCCGTTTCGTGATTGTACCCGGAACCGATAAGCTCAGCATTATAGATGTACTCGATACTCGTTTTAAGATGATAGTCCTTCTCTGCATCTTGTCCGCCGTCATATTTAATTATTAATTTCATTTTTAATCTCCTTTTAAAACAATGTAATCTTCGAAAACATGATCAAAGGGACGCTTCCCAGTGTGATAGCAACCAGGCATGTCGGTTGTTATGCCGTATTCGTATGTGTCTTGTTCGCTATCTCCTGATGCTTTTATTAGAGATATTTTGCCTTCGACTTTATTCTTAAATTTTAATCCGGATTTTTCATCTTTAGTTTCGACTACCACAACAACAGTTTGACCAATTTTATATTTCGGCTGGGATTCAAGTCTATAGTTCACTCCTCTACCTCCTTTAACTTCCAATCACACTTAACAAACTCATACTTACATATCTCTGGTTTGTAATTGACAAAACTCATGTGTGCCTTAAAACAGGGGCCGTTAACACAGTCCCTACATTCCCATTGTTTCATGATTTCCCCTTAGCGTCTTCAATTTTGCGTCTCACTGGCACCTTATCCGGATCGATGTGTACATAAGGCCCTATACAGGGAGTCCAATAACCTCCGATTACAGGCTCTTCTTGATACCACCAATGATCACCGTCTTTAGGTGTTTCGCTCCCATCTAACAACCTGTACATTTAAAACCCCCCTTTAGTGGTAGGATTGTTTTTTAAGCGATAGGATTCTTTTGCTTTATCACTTGCCTCTTTATCCACAACTATTTCTTCACCACAATTTTCACATATCTTTCGACCGACCGCGAATTCTTTGGGATAGCGATGAATATCTTTTAAGTCGTGTTCTCCTTCGTTCATGCAAGGGGCTTTATGTGCGGTATGCCAAAAACTTATTTCAGTTACATACGCAAAGGTTTTCTTGCAATTCCAACAATCTTGCTCATAGATTTCGTTTTCTTCGTAACCGTAACCATCATCATGATCAATGTCTAGCGGTTTTCCACAATACGGGCATTCTACATCTTCCATTACATTTTCTCTCTTTCTGTTACATAACAAACTGGGGAAAGGGTTCTACAAAGAGGACATGTCAGTGGTTTCGTTATCTGCAACTTCTCTGATTCTGATTGCCATTCTTTTAAGCCATTCATTGATCCTACCTAACTCTACTCCAAGATAATGTGTGTTTCTTTTGCCTATTCTGCAAGGCATGTTCAGGTCTTCCACATATAGCGGTACAGGGTTTTTTAATAGTTCTGCGCTAATTTTGATTAGTTCTGATTTAGTGTCCATATCACTCTCCTTTAAAAGAACAATACTGTAATTGAACTATAGTTTTAACTGCTATATCTGACAGTCCATTTCTCTGGACAACAAATATATCTATGCCTTTTGCATCTTCCGATTCGTATGCATCTTTGGGCTTAAAAAGCACCAGCATACAGTCGGCAGCTTCCCGTATACCTTTGCTTCCCTTGATGTAATGGTGCGGGTTATTAACGGCGTTAGGGTCTTTTTCGTAGGCTTGAGCCAACTGCGATATTGATATCATAATAACATTTTCATCCCTGGCAATATCAGCCAAACCTTTAGCAGCATCTTCCAGTGAGCTTGCCTTATTATCACCCGATACCATTCTCTGAATATAGTCCACCACAACAAATGTTACGTCACACTTGCCTTT